CGTAATTGCTAACATTCACGTCGTTCCTGTCCGTCCGCAACACCAAGATATTACTCGTAGCCATCACATAATTACTCATATTCGCATCATTCAAATCTGTCCTCGCCACCAAGATATTGCTTGTCGCCATCACGTAATTACTGGCGTTCGCGTCATTCAGGTCGTCCTTGGCGTTTAACACGTCCCTTGTGTATAAAAGGAGGTTGCTCATACTGGCGTCTCGCTCTCGAATGGTGGCATTCAAGGTTGCGACGTTTTCGAATAGCAAGTCGCTATTGTTCGCCCCGAGACTCAATATTTTACGGTCAAGGTCTTCGATGATATTTTTACCCGCTACATTGAATATATTGCCACTGATATATAAATCGTTGCTCGTGCGAACGTCGCCGTAATACTGGATGTTTCCCACCTTGTCAATGAGTAATTGCGGATGCTCGAATTGATTGTCGCGGTAATTAAACAACAGGTTGCCATCATAACTATATATTTCGTTGATGAGACTGCCTCGGTCGAGCGTCTCGTCCTTCACAGAACTCGCAAAGATGATGTGCGGTTTCAAGTTTGCCTTATTGAAGTTCGTCAGTTGTATGTTTAGATTGCTATTTTGAACGTATCGCCTGTAATATTCGTCAATCCGAATCGTATTACTTAAACTCGCACCATATATTGCGAATTCGTCCTGATACAGATTCGAACCAACATAGATTAACTCCGTGTCATACGCACCATCAACAATCTCATTCGACGTCTGGATACTCACGATATTCGAAATATTATTCGCTGCGATAGCCGCGGTAGAAGCGATAGCGTAGCGGATATTCGAACTATAATTTATGATATAGTTGCTATTCGTCATCGTATTCGGGAGCGTATTGGAACTGTTGATGCTCGTCCTGTTTGTTCGATGGATTGCGAACCTACCTGTATAGGCAAATGTTAGGTCTGTGCCACTCGTGTAATTATAACTGACGATATTCGACGTCTCCGATACAATATACACGTTCGATAGCGAATAGTTGTCGTCCAATTTGATTAGATTTTTATTCACAAATACCTTCGATATATTCTTCGTCCTGCTATTCACCTTCGGCAAATAACTATATATTTCGTTTTTTAAAGAAATAATATTACTTGTCCTATCTCGTCCCACATCCACGACTCTCGTATAGTTCGAAGTGAATACCGTGTTCGATGTCGTCATCTCCGTCAGATACGACGGGATATTATAAATGTTGTTAAAGATACACGAAAAATTGTAATTCTTATTCATAATCGTATCATCAAGCGTGATGTTAAAAATATTCGACGTTTGATTATTTACAAGACGCATCTCGTCAAGTCCGATAATCTCATTCGTCGCATCCGACAATTGCGGAGTGATGTCAAAAAGCACACGGTCGTTTTCGAGCAAGTTCTCCAAGTTGAACTCTAAGCGATACGACGGCGTCGTGTCTATCTTGATGTCCCTCGTGCTATATCCGCCGTTTATGATATTCGCATTCGACGTATTGAACTTATACGTCAAATCGATATTCGAATGTTTCGATAGATAGGTGATTTCCTTCACGGCGTGTAGCGTCTTATACACAACCGTATTCGGATTGTCTATATTACTTCCGAAAATATCAAACGTCGGCACATAAACCGACGAAATCGTATTGTTAAACGCTGTATTGAATGTTTTCGCATTGTTATCCCATCCGACGCCGCCACCTGTCGCTTCCTTCGAAAATACGATATTGCTACTATTGACGGTCGCCTTCGTATAGATGTAATCCTTCGTGTATCTCGCATTGATGAGCATCGTCTGTTCGTCGTATTCGCTGTTAATCGACATCGTCTGCTGTGGTGTCGTTTCGTTGAACCCGTAGCGAACCCCGTCTCGCAAATTAATACCCGTCGTGTAGGGGTCAATCGTTAATATATTGAGCATATTGTTGTTGTCTGGTTCGTTTCCCACGTCTAATACGGCGACATCCACAGTGAAACGATAGTTATTCTCGCTCCCTCCACTGCTTATCGTCGTATATTTATTGCGGTCTCCTGCGATATTCACCATATTTATTTTCACAGGATTATAACTGTTCGTCAATTGTAATCCGTATTTATTGTCATCGTCGATATGCAAAGTGATGTTGCTATTGTATCCACTCGCCCCCTGTCCTACATGCATATAGGTCTTTGAAAAACTGTTGTTAAACTCGACAAACGGATGATAAAAATGGTTGTTGCTGTCGTTCTTGTAATAACTAAATGTTAAGTTCGTATTGTCGGTCGCGACATCATTGTTATTGGATACGAGGATTTGAACCATATTCTTTATGTTCGTAAAGCGGTCTTTGTCGTAATTCACGTTAAAGTCATTGAACTTATAGATACCCATCTCAATCGCCGAATAATCGTGGTTATTGCGAATGTTATTATTCATACTCGTCAAATTATTATCCGTAAGCACATTCGACGTGTAGGTGATAAACTTCGCAACCGAGAGCCTATCGTTATTCTGCTTAATCACAAAGGGAATGTCGGTATTCACAATCGAATCCACAACAATCGACTGTGTAGGCTTGAATACGATGTTCTTCCCCGAATACTCGATATCGTTATAGTCTATGATATTTTTATAAATAATATTTGACACTGAGACTACGTCGATATACTTTGCCAATTCTGTAAGCCCCTCTACCTTTTTGAGGCGAAAGTTGAAATTATTACTGCCGCTACTGCTATTGTCGATAATATTGATATTCCCATAAACATCCAAGTCGCCGAAAATGGATACCGCGACATTCGTGTTCTCATCCAAGAAATCATACGACACGTTCGGGTTGTTAAAATCCACGTGGTAATTCGAGTTGAGCGTATTGTAATACATCGACATCCCGAAGTTCGTCGGTTCAATCGTCTTATCCGTGTATCCGATTTGAAGTGGTCCGATTCTCGCGACATCCCGCGAATCGATATCGTTGAACTTGTGGTTTTTATAAATGAACCATCGCTCCAAATCCCTATCGTTCCTTAAATCCCTGTCGTATTCGCAAATGTCAATCCCGCTATAATCGGCGTTGTTGTGAAGTCCGCCTCCGCGAACCCCTCGATAGATGCGGATGACAGAATGATTGTAATCTTCGATAATCGTATTGCGAATCTGTAAAGGTGCATGAACGTCTTCTCCGCTCCACCCAAGCGATATCTTCTTATTCGTATAAAAACTCCCGAGATTGTTCGTGACTTGTAGCGTCTCGATAAGTTTATCATTTTGATAATACATATCGCTATTGATACCCTGTTTCACATTCAACCCTCGCATCTTCGCAGAATATGCCGAGATATTGTCGTAATTAATACAGTATTTATAAGTATTCTCATTGTATATATTGAAATAATTCTTCGCACCGTTATAGACAAACCCCGACATCTTCGTTATCACATCGTCCTTGTAAATGTTATACTCGGTAGCGGCGATTTTGCCATTAATATCCAAGTGAATACCTTCGTGCGGTAATTTCGTGTTTATGCTAACGCCCGTATTGGTTATCGACAGTGTCGGCGGCGTATTGATTAAGTTCGGGCGAAACACGTTGTTCTCTAACGACGATATATCGAAGGATGGGTAAAAATACACGTTGTTCTGTTTCCCCGCTACCTTGTTCGTATTCACGAGAAGACTGTTGTCATAGAAGTCCAGATACGAAAGTCGCCCGATATTCGCGATATATTTGTCGGTATTCACCTTATCCTGTATGATAATCTCGAAATTATTACTATTATATAAACTGCTCGACTTAAACACATTCACTACGCCCCTGAATCCCTCGCCCGTATTCTCGCCGACGCTCAATTTATTCGGGAAACTGATGTTGCGATTCGCATCGAGGTTCGCGATATTACTATGAACGTAGGTGAAGAAGTATTTGTTGCCATCGTCCGTATTGCTCGTTATCGTCGTATATCCAAGCGTCGCGTCGCTGATATTGATGGGATTCACGCGGATTCCCCCAATCATCAAGTCATTCGCAATATCCAAGCGATTCATCGAGAGCGTCGTCGTATTCTCAAAACTCGCTGTCCCGCGAAACGTCGCGTTTTCAGATACGATGAGGCTATTCGCCTCGATACTCGGGGCGGTGATAGAGTTTGTGGCGTTTATCGTCTTCGCATTTAGCGTCTCGCGAACATCTACGATATTAAAGGAATAACGGAGTCCGTTGAACGCCCCCGCGGTTATTTGCGACGGACGAATGCTACCTACGCCGTCCGCACGAATATAGACTTCGTCAATATGCTTGTAATTGTTTGTAAAGTTGTCATAGAGGATGATGTCGTCGAACTTTGATACGCCCTTCACGTCGAGACGCGTCGGGTTCGCAAACGCCGTGTTCGAACTGATGCCGTTCGTCAAAATATTCTTGTAATATACCACGTTTATCGCCTGATTTTTCCCGATACACACGTTCCCGTTGTTATCTATCGTCATTGCCGCGTAATCGGCGTCTTTCGCGTATCTCGGCACGGCTTCTCGGGTATATAAGGCGTTGATTTCAACCGCCGATTTATTCACGTGAAACTCCAAGGGCATCCCTTTCGTGGTGGAGATGACTGCGGGGGATATGTTGCTACCGCCAATGATACCGATGCTCAGTTTGGATAATTCGTTCGTGGTGTAATTGTAGGTGTCGTTTCGCAAGGCAATATGGATGTTGTTGTAGTCGTTGTTCGGCGTCGAATTGATATTCAACGGATGCTGGTTGTAATTTGTATCGACCAACCCGCCTAACGTTAGGTAATTGGGCGTATAGATATTATTTACGGGATACGTCAAATCATAGAGATTGTTGTAGTAGGTTACGACGCCCGTTTTGAATGGCTGGGACTCCGACAAGATATTTATGTTTTTTATTAAATCAATGAGGGCATTGCTACCAATCTCTCCGCTAATCGAGATGTTGCTGAACTGGATGCTGTGGGCGTTAATGATGCCGTCGCACTGGATATTTCGATTGACGTAGAGAGACGCGTTCGGTTGCCTGAAATTCGAAGTGATAAACCGCGACGTGTTGATGGCGACCCCCTCGTGATTCACATACATATTCCATTTCGTATCCAGTTGATTGCTGTTATTATTCGCAGTTCCCAGTCCATCCCCGACCACCAAGTATTCGTTATCATATAAGGATAGACGCTGGATGTCGGGAATTGTTTTTATACCGATACCTAACGAATCCACTTTGATGAGTGGTTCGGTATCCTGAATAATAAAATCATCCATTTTACTATATGTAATAAAAGAAATAAACAAATAATATTTATATAATAAAAAAATGATATAAATACATCGGCGTTCTTCTTTTGAAGGAAATGAAACGCATTCAAGGAATCCATAATAAAACGCAGGAAATCGACATAATCAACCAACCCTATAATAACAAGAATGTTCTCTTACAGAGCGGCGATTTGACGACGATATTCAATCAGAACGGGCTGAATGGCATCGTGTTTAAGAATCTCGACTTGTATCGCGTAGCGTTCGTTCATAAATCGTATTGTACGATGAAGAACATCGACTTTGACAAAAGCAACGTGAATTGTCCGCCCGATTGCCTACCGCTCCAAGATATGTCCTACGAACGCCTCGAGTTTCTTGGCGATTCGCTAATCGGTATGATTGTCGCCAACTACCTATACACGCGGTTTCCCGACCAGAACGAGGGATTCCTTTCGAAAATCAGGACGAAAATCGTAAATGGACGGATGCTCGGCTATTTGTCCGATAAAATAGGTTTCCCGAAGTTCGCTATCATCTCGAAGCAAGTCGAGGAATCGGGAGGCAGAAATAACTTTAAGATTATGGAGGATATATTCGAAGCCTTCATCGGGGCTTTGTTTCTCGACTTCCAGACTGAGAGCGACAAGGTTCAACTCCCGAACACGATAAGCATCGCCCCATTCACGGGGGCGGGATACTTTCTGGTGGAGAACTTTATCATCTATATCATCGAGAATTACATTGACTTTTGCGAACTGATACGAATTAAGAATAACTATAAGGATATGCTTGTATCGTATATGATGCACAACCTCCAAGATATTCCAAAGTTCTACGAAGTAAAGGTGTTGATGAAAGATAATGTCCGCATATTCACATACTGTATCAAAGACAGGAACAATGCGATTATCGCGACCTCCACAGGTAGCAACAAGAAGGAGGCGGAGAACAATACCGCGAAAGAGGCGTTGCTTTACTACAACATCGATATATGCGAGTATAGTTCAAGCATATAAACAAAATATATAATTTTATAATTACATTATTAATGGATAAATTGAATATCACGCATCTCGTTTTATCTGGCGGGGGTATGCGCGGTGTCATCTATATCGGTGCGATACGATACCTATACATCGAGAACTTACATCAGAAGATTACGCATATCGCCGCCAATTCAATCGGCTCTTTTGTGGCGTTATGTATCACGTTCAAACTGACTATCGAAGAGATTGAAGAGATTATTTATAATTCAAAAGACGACAAGGAACTATGTAATATCCCGACGAAGAACTATTATCGCATCATATCCAAATTAGGACTCAGTTCCATCTCGCATTTTATGGAACATTTAAAAAAAAGACTGCGTATCAAGTATGGCGAAGCGGACGGCGATGGTGAGGGGGGCGGGGGTGAAGTGGATACGGATGCGGCGGATGCTGCGGACGCGATTAGCCGAATGACCTTTAAGGAGGTATCGCAACGGTTCGGTGTCAATCTGTATTTCTCGACCACGAACATTAATCGATGTGAGAATCGTATTTTTTCCATTGAGGATACGCCAGACGTATGTGTATTTACTGCGTGTGAAGCGTCTATGGCGATTCCCTTGCTATTCACGCCGATTGTGATTGATGACGAGTATTACTATGATGGGGCTTTTACGAATAACTTTCCGATTAAAATATTTTCCCACATATCGAAAGAGAATATCATTGCGATGCTCTTGTATAAAGAGAGAGCCGAATACGTGCCGACGAAAACGAAAATCAACATCTTTTATATCCTACAACAAATCTGTAAAATGTTTGAGATATTACGCGTCAATCAAGTAACCATCAATGAACTCAATGCGGATGACAAGGACTACTATTTTATGCCTAAAAATATAAATATGAAGTATTCGATGAATGTGATTGTCAATCGCAGGGGGGTGCGTTTAGATTTGTCGGCGGAACAGATAGACGAAATGATATTACACGGGTTCAGTTGTATGGCAGAGTATATCGATAAACGCAAAGCGTTATTGTATGAGAAGAATAAGGTGCGACTATGCGACACTGCGGATTTATTGGAGTGATACGAGTCTTTACGAGTCTTTACGAGTCTTTACGAGTCTTGTTTGTAAGACTCTTGGAGCGAGTAGAGGAGCGAGAGTTCGTTAATGCGTTTCTAACGGCACTTGACATTCTAATATATATAATAATACTATATTATAGTATATATTATATTAAAAATGAATGCTAATGGCGAACCCTATATATTCCTCTTAGATTTGGACGGGACTATCATAGGCGATTGTAGTTATCAATGCGACATCTATAATATTCAGGAGATTATCAAGAAAAACATAACCATCAAGAATCACAATATCCAGTTGGGGGATTTGACGAAGTATAAGACGACGTGCGACAAGATGCTCGAAAAATGCTACGATTTACAGTCGAAATTGCTAAGACCCCACTTCGCGACCTTTATGTCCGAGATGAAAAAGCGGTTCGCGAACTGCTACTTTTTTATTTATACGGCGTCCGAGAAAACGTGGGCGAATAAAGAGATATTGATAATCGAAAAGCAGAACAACATCAAGTTCAATCGCCCCATCTTTACCCGCGACAACTGCTTAAAGGATGCGTCAGGTAATATTCGAAAATCCGTTCATAAGATACTACCGCAACTATTAAAAGCGATGAAGATGCCTAAGACACACGCTATCACGAATCATATCATCGTTGTCGATAACAACCCGACGTTCGTGGATTATACCGACAACCTGCTTATCTGTCCCACATACGATTACCTGAAATTTCATAATCTATGGGAGAATATCCCGCAAGAATACGCGAAAATATCCGAGTTGAAGCACTTCGTATCACGGCTCATCTCCAATAAAAAAATGTATATCCGAAACAACCCGTCGAATACAATCGTATTGGAGAAATTACACCGATGGCTCTATCGCAAATATAAAAAAATAAATAACTACAATATGAAGTTCGCAAACGACTCCTTCTGGCTTAACCTCGCGACTCTCATCAAACACCACAACATCACGGCGTTTAATAAAAAGACCGTTTCGATGCTTTCAAAAAGCATATAAGGAAGGAGCGAAGCGACGAAGCCAGTGAAACGGCGAAGCGGCATAGCATATAAATAGATGACACATAGTATTATATTATATACCTATTTTGAATTATGAATGTTCCTGCCGCTTCTGCCGCTGCTACCGCTGCTACCTATATCAGTTTCGATATCGGGATTAAGAATCTCGCCTTGTGTATCTTGGAAAAGACGGAGGAAGAAATCCACATATTAGACTGGCGTATCATCTCGTTAGCCGAGAAGAAAAAGGACATCAAGGGGATTGACGACATCGCCGAGCGGATATATGTAGAACTCGATAATGTCGTCGGTTTCTTAAAGGGCAAGGGGATTGAGAACATCGACTATGTGTTGATTGAGAACCAACCGTCCAACCTAAACGGGATGATGAAGTCCATTCAATACATCATCTATTGCTATTTCAGTCTCCTTAAATACTGGGACAAAATCGTCGAGAACGTGGTGCTTGTGAATGCGGGACTGAAAACGAAGACGCACGATTTCAAACCAGACATCCAAGTTAAAATGGAAGAGACTCCAAAGTCCGCAAAGAACATTAAGGGGTTTCGCAACGATAAATATAAAATGAATAAGCGGACGAGCATCGAAATCTGTAAAAACTACATTAAAGATGATGCGACGCTATGCGAAATCTTTGACGACAACAAGAAGAAAGACGACTTGTGTGATGCGTGTCTCCAAGCGGTCGCATATATACGGACGGCTGCTACGGCGACTGCCGCTGCGAACGCTAATGAAGACAAGAATAAAACAAAATATAATAAAGTATCCTTTAAGGAAGTCGCAGACGTATCCGCTGTCTCCTTAGTGGCTTGACGGGCTTGACAGGCTTCTTTTTCTTAGTATCCTTAGGTTTCTTAGTATCCTTAGGTTTATTTTTTGGTATTTTAGGAATACGCCCACCAGAAGATACATTTGTTATCTCGTTGGGGACATCGTCCCTCCGTTGTGTTCTTTTTCGATAGTGTGGTGGTTCTATTCTTTTTTCTTTTCTTTTTCGATAGTGTGGTTTAGGTTTAGGTGATACATTAGGTGATTTAGGTGATACCTTAGGTGTTTTAGGTGCTACCTTAGGCTTCATAAGTTCATCATAGTAATTTACAAGATGGGAATAGCGAACATGAAATGTAGTCGATTTAAACTTATAGACTGTAATAAGTTCGGACAAAAGCGTTATATATTCTTCACGGTTCGATAGTAAATGTTTTATTTGTTTAATGGTTTGTTCTATTAACGGGACGTTTTTAATATCCTTTAAATAATAAGCAATTATATCGACACTATCAAAGACGGCATCCGTGATTGTAATGAACTCGTGTAGGTCATTTTGTGAATAATCAAATAAGGTACGCGAAGTCTGCGAAGTCGGCGAAGTCGGCGACGACGCTGGTGCTATTTTTTTGGAACTGGATAGACTGAAACGACTACTCCTCTTTTCGGATGTTATATTGGTAGCACGAGAGAAAGTTTCAAATCTATCTTTTGCTTTCTTAAACGTTTTTTTTATTGTTTCAAAAGTCTCTTTAAACTCTGCGTATTCTTCCACACACGCTACCAATATTTTTTCAATAATTGTTAGAAACGATGTTATACGTTTGTTCTCTGCGACTATCTTAGCACGTATATTCTTATCGGTTAAGGGTTCAAATAATGTAAATAAACCGTCATCAGGAAATAACCCTTTTCTTATTTCAGATTCCGCGATGGTGGCTTGTCTAACGACGCCATCAACTTTGTATATTCCGATAACATTATTCGCATTTGTTATGCGTCTCTTCGCTTGTTTAAATAAAGTATCTAAATGTTCTCTTTGTATGTCATTTATTACACCCCATTTGCTATACGTCCATCGTATCTGTTGCTTACTTAATGCGTATATATTTTCAACATCTTTACTTTGTGATATAGGTACAGATATATATAATAATATATCAAATATTCTCATAGCAAAATGATTGAAATACCGTGTTCTCAATTCGATATAATAGATAACCAATATCTTCCTTTCTTGAATTTCATCTCTTTGCGGAATAATAGCCTTCATCAACCTCGCTTTTCCTGCTGCGTCCATATATGTTATCTATTATTAAAAGATTTTATAATATCTTCTTTCTCTTTAATTTTGTTATAAGTTCCTTCTTCTTATAAATAATACGCACACCATCTTTCGTCGTCGAAAGTTTAATTTGGTTGGCTTTACATAGCCTCCTGATGTCTTTCATATTCATATCTGCGTGATTTGATTTCTTGGGCTTCTTCGCGGTGGGCTTCGTGGGCTTTCGTCGTCCGCCAGAAGGTGGGAGTTTAAGTTCATATACTGGCGGTTGATTTGTTTTCAAATACTCTGTCAAATACTTTGATTCAATTTGTTCTTCAAATATCGCTTTATATGTTGTATCAAGTTTGTCTGTCAATACTTTCCTCTCTTTTAATATTTGTATAATAGTATCGTATGAAAATTCCTGTATCTTATAGATTTCATTGCGAAATGAATCTAATATTCTATAAATTGACTCTTTATCATTCTGATTAAGTTTATTCTTCGATAAAAAACTATGTGCGATTTCGTCAATAACTTTGAAAATTTGACGAAAAATATTTTTGAACTCTTCCATTTCATTTGTAACTATATATTTTAATAGATTTTCGTGTTGGTTATCCGCGAATATATCTTGACCTATGTGGGATATTTCGGTTTGAAATTTTTCTAATCTATCCCGCATTTGTGTATGTGATTTTAAAAGTAGCAATTTTAGTTGTACAGCATAATTTTTTAAATTATATAATGACGATTTAAAACTTGGAACGCCAAACATTGTTATCAAATCAGCAGGTTTAAATAAATTATTAGCACTACTTTTGACAAATGGGTCAGTAAATAAATTAGTAATATAAGTAATCATCTCCTGTTGGTTTAGTATATTTGTGCCGATACCTTTATTCGTAATAACTACCTTGTCATAAATCGCATTCTTCATATCAAGTTGCCTTTTTCCTTTTTTTTCTTCCACAAAAGAAAACAAATAGATTTCATCCTTCTTATATATTCTTATTAGTATCTCCATAAAATATACTATTTTATCACTATACGCAATTAAAAATTCATATCTATCCTTAAAATACTTTATAAAAATTGGATTATATTTTGTTTGATAACGTAAATCAATTCCACTTGGAATAGGAACGTCAGGCAACTGTTTAGATGATGACTTCCTTACATTATCAGTAGGGACAGGGACATAATATCTCAATCCTTTTGATACTTGTGGTGTTGTGTTTAAATTGTCATACGTTGGGTTATGCACCTTATTTTTTTCAATTAATTCATTAATTCTTTCTTCTTCTTCTATTGTTAAATTGGAGGCAATGAGAGGTGTTTTTCTAAACAAAGTTTTCTTGCTTTTTAAAATTATTAACTTGTTTTCGAGTAATTTTCTATCGTCAATTTCAAGAAGATTAAATGCAAGAGCGTATTCGATTTTATTTATTTTATCTTTTATATCGTATTCTAATCCTTTTTTTCTTTTGTTTTCATCATCAAACCTTTTCTTCATAGCATATAATGCTTGTGATGCTTGTGATGCTAAAAAACTCAATGTACCTTTTGTTGGGGTTGCTAAGTCATCTTTTTTTGTTTGTGCTGCTAAGTCTCCTACTTTATACTGAGAACTACGTCTAAACATGTAAAGTTCTTTCTATAAATATACAAACAAATAAAAAATATTCTATATATATAGAAACATAGTGAATGGCAGTTGGTGGCAGTAGTTGTAGTATGGAAGGAGGAGCAAAGAAGCCGAAGGCAAAGAAGGCAGCAAAGCGTAAATTAACTCCATATAACAAGTTTGTAAAGAAGATGTTTAAGGAACTTCGTATCAAATACCCCGACTATTCCGCACCCGCGATAATGAAAGAGATTGGTATCGAATGGAGAAAGACGAAAGCGTAAGCGAAGGCGTAAGCGAAGGCGTAAGCGAAGACGTAAGCGAAGACGCGAATCAGCAGTGGAACGTATTATTTTTATAAATTATATCGTATATAATATAGATTATGGACGCGAAATATAAGAAGCCATCGAACACGAACTACACTGTGTATAGCATCGCAAACTGTAAATACTGTGTGATGGCGAAAGAGCATCTCAAAAAGAAGGCAACGAAATGCACCACGATACAATGCGACAAGTATCTCGCGTCGTGTAGAGAACGCGATAACTTTTATAAGTTTATGAGGGAACACACCGTAATACCCTACATCCACTTTCCAATGATATTCAAGAACGGCAAGTTCGTCGGCGGATTAAAGGAGTTGTTAGGAAAGACGTAAGCGAATCTGATGAGCAAAGCATTTAAGCATTTGGGCTACTAAGTATAGTAGCGATTGAAGAAGCGATGACGAGCAAACAGAGCGTCGATGGCATCATCCTTGTGACGAGTTGCCAGAAGTATCGGAATACCCGATTGAAAGAGTTGAAGTTGAAAGAGACTTATGGGAACTGGAAGGTCATCCACGTCGTCGGCGATTTGTTTTTAGATTGCGACTACAAGATGGACGCGAACTTGATGACGATTAAATGCGAAGACTCGTATATTTATAATTTAAAAAAGTTCGTATTGGCATTACAGTATCTCTATGAAATGTTTGAGATACGCGACGGTGTGTTGCGTTCAAACGACGACTTGGAGTTCAACGAACAACTGCTCGTCGATTTCTTAGAAACCCCCAAGAAAATCGGGACGCTCGACATCGATTTCTTAGGCAGGTCTTCAACGGGGTATTCGCTCGTCGATTATCCATTCACCTACGAACCGCAAAGGGCGGCGACAAACTACCACTTGGTTCAATATTACGAGACGCATCCCGAAGACTTTGAGAACCCTCTACATAATATCAAAGGCGTCGATATATTGAAGTATTCGCGGATGCCTCATATTCCCGCGTTCTTACACGGTCCGCTCATCTATTTTTCGAATAAATCCTGTAAAATACTAATGAATCACCTGCGAAACATCAATTACGACATCTATCATTACGACGAACTATCGAACTCCTATCCTTATACAATCGACGACTTAACCTACCCGCTCGTATTACTTTCAAACGGCATCAATCTGCTACACGCCAACAACTGGCACAAGGAACTTGAAGGGTCTCCCGCACACACCACGCAGTTCCCGTATGCGATTTGCGGTAATCAAGAGAACAGCCCCGATTGTATCGCGTTCCACACAAATAAATATAAATGATGAATGATGAATGAATGATTCATCATTCATCATAAAAAGTATATAAATAATATACTGTTTATTAACATAAATATAACTATGATTGCCGTGAATGGAATCATTCTTGTGTTGAGTTGCCAGAAACATCTGCCTACGCGAGTGAAGCATTTTAAACTCCCGAAGGGTGAATATGCGGGATGGAAGGTCGTCTATGTGATTGGCGATTTATTTTTAGATTGCGACTACAAGTTCGAAAACGAGTTCTTGTTCGTTAAATGCGAAGACTCCTATATTCATCTGTTAAAGAAGTTGGTGCTTTCTTTGAAATATCTATATCAAACCTTCGACATCAAAGAAGGCGTTCTACGTGCGGGGGACGACTTGCTATTTAACGAAGATATGCTTGTGAAGTTTTTGAACTGTTCTAAGTATCACAAAGACGGCGTTCGAGTTATCGATAGCGGAGGCGGAGACGGTGAAGCGATTGACTTCTTGGGACGTTCGCCATCGGGCAAGAACCTGCTATCACACGAGATATCCGATGCGGATATTAAAAACACGATACGGGATACATTTATGGCAGACTACTATATGTGCCATCAGGAAGACTTTCACAACCCTCAGCATAATCTGGTAGGCGTCGATATCTGTAAATATATGATGCGTCCTCATATACCCGTGGGTCCGAGTGGCGTCATCTATTATATCTCAAACAAAGCCTGTAAGATATTAATCAATCAATTGGAAAGCATCGGCTACAATATCTTTCATCACGACGAATATACCAACTCGTATCCTTACACCATCGAGGATTGTGCGGTATCTTTCATCCTGTATTCGAACAAGATTAGTTTCATCCACTGCCTCGCTCTCTATGAAGATTATACGAATCTCAAAGATAAAGAAAACGACGCCAAAAGTCTTATCGCGGTTCATACGAACCTCAATAAATATTAAGATATATATGGATATATAAAAAGGATATAAGGCGGTATTGATAACAATAATACAATCGAATGATGATTGCGGTCAATGGCATCATTCTTGTGTTGAGTTGCCAGAAACATTTACATACGCGTTTGAAGGAACTGAGACTCCCGAAGGGTGAATATGCGGGATGGAAGGTCGTCTATGTGATTGGCGATTTATTTTTAGATTGCGACTATACGCTACGAGACGACTTGATGGTCGTTAAATGCGAAGACTCCTATATTCATTTGTTAAAGAAGTTGGGATTGGCATTGAAGTATCTCTATGCGATTTTCGATATTAAAGAGGGTGTTTTGAGAGCGAACGATGACTTGATATTTAACGAGGCGATTCTCGAAACCTTTTTGCGTTCGCCGAAGACGATAAATGCCGATGGCGAGTCCGATGCCAATGGCGAGTCCGATGCCAATGGCGAGGAGATACATTTCTTAGGCAGGTCTTCGTCGGGGAAAAGCCTGTTCGAACGCGATTTGTCGGTTGCGAATAAACCGCCATCCAATAGCAATCACCTTGTCTATTATTACAACGACCATCCTGAGGATTTTGAAAATCCGCAACATAACATCAAGGGCGTTGATATATCGAGATATACGAAGCAACCTTGTATTCCTGCGTTTCTATTCGGTCCGTTGTATTATTTATCCAACAAAACCGCAGGGATATTAGTCGAACATCTCGAAAGTATTCAGTATGACGTCTTTCATTATGACGAAAGAACCGATTCCTATCCTTACACGATTGAAGACTGTGGCGTATCCTTCATCTTCTATTACAAGGGTATTAATTTCATACACGCGGAAAACTGGCATCACAACGACGATAACTATGTTCGCAGTGTAAGCGGCGTGAGCCACGAAAACAATACGGGTGTGATGGCGATACATACGAATATGTATAAGTAAAAAATATAGATAGAGACATAGACATAGAATATATATATATATTTTTAGACTTTCGAAAGGATGTAGGACATCTCAAATGTCGCATAGGAATAAAGGTATTCGGGGATAGGAATCAAGCGATACCTCAATTGATTTACAAACCCTCGCATCTTCTCTATGATAGGATGCTTTTCTAAATTTTCGAATAAGAGTATAAACTTACATATTTGAATCGCAACATAGATTCTAAACTTGTGATATTTTACATCTAAGCAATTATCAAATAGGGTGTTCAATAAGCCCAGATATTTTAGTCCCATTTCATTTTTATTCAAACATAGCAACGATACCTGTTTTTTATCTGCTTTTTCAAACAAGATATTCGAACGCACCGATGACATTAGCAAGGTTAAGGAAGTGCTATTGAACCGCCTATCAAAGTTCTCTATGAAATTGTCCTTCAACTTTTCTTTGAACACCGACGTTTTTCCGACGGTTGATGAAGTAAATATTTCATATATCTTATAGATATTAACGTATGCCAAAATATTCAAGTCGAAAGAATCCCCAACGAATCCTTTGAATACCTTAATTTCTTCTGATTTTATATTTTGAAAGACGAGGGTTATTGGTTCTGTAAATGGTATCATAGCATCGAAGTAGTTCATCCAATACGGCATCCTTGTTCTCTATATTATTATACTTCATATTTATAATGCGATTTGTAGCCAAAATACTACTGTTCGCTATCACTGCTATATCAAAGTCCGACTTAAAGGCTAAGCCTGACGTTCGGAACGTTCGGAAGTCTAAATAATCGTGTCTCAAAATGCTGTGTCCTATATTCTTTCCAATGTGAATCCTCCACCTATTATTTACAAAGAGTTGTAGGACTTCTTCGGTTATAAAGTTGTGGTTCAGGGCATACAGTCTCATTATCGAAATAATCGAACATTTTGATAATATATGATGAAGGATGTCTTCGCTCGTGATGCTGAAATTCATGCGATTTGCTTTGCTGCTTTGCGGATTGCTTCGCTGCTTTGCGGTTTGCTTTGCGGATTGCTTTGCGAGTTTGCTTTGCGGATTGCTTTGCGGATTGCTTTGCGGATTGCTTTGCGGATTGCTTTGCGGATTTGCTTTGCGGATTGCTTTGCGGATTTGCTTTGTCCTTGTTATTAAATCACAAGGAAACTAATCATTTTTACATATTATCTTCTAAAAATAGAACATATAGAAATATAGTTATGAAACTGCGTTTTGGCATAACTTTTAGACTTTATAAAAAGAAATCTAATATCACAAAGTATATGCTTAGCAATACTTGTGATGCTTCTCAGGATATGTTAGAGAATTTCGAAAGGTTATAGAAGGTTCTTAACTATTTCTATAATCTTTTAAACTTTCTATAATCTTTATAAAAATAAATAATATACTTATTACATATACATATTATCATATTGATGGCAATACTACCCCCTGTGGATTCTCAAACGTTAGCAGAAGCGAAGTTGTATATATAGATATCTTTTTATTAAACTTTATAACTTTCTATAATCTTTTAGACTTTCCAAAACTTTTAGACTTTATAAAAAGAAATCTAACATCCCAAAGTATATGCTTAGTAATACTTGTGATGCTAAACACCGCTACTTCGTAGCGTATCTGCCGACTTTTAGGTAATATTTAGTAATATTTAGTAATATTTTGTTATCAGAATGGTAATAAGAATATGCTTTATTTTATCTAAAAAAGTAAGCCGATGCGT